GGGGACTTCTTCGTCATCAAGCAGACGGGGCAGCCCAACGAGACGGTGGCCTCGATGCTGTGCGAGACCATCGGCTGGGGCGGCACGTTCGCCGAGACCACCGAGACGCCGCCGCTGGATGCGGTGGTGCAGATCGAAGTCGAGGGCCGCGACTGGAAGGGCAAGACCTACTTCGACGCGAAGTGGATCAGGCAGGAGAACGACGCCGGCAAGAAGCGCAGCGCCGGCAACGAGGACTTGGACGCCGTGGCGGTGGTCAACCTCGACAAGAAGCACGCGGCCGATCTGCGTGCGATTGCGGCCAAGGCGAAGAAGCCAGCGGCCACCAACCCCGACGACGGCATTCCGTTCTAACAAGGAGGCGATGTGATGATCCTCGACCCGGTTTCGTCGGTGCTGACCGACCCGCGATTCCCAACGCTTGCCGTGTGGATCTCTGCAACTCCGGTGAACGAGGCGGGCGCACTGGTCGCCTACGTCATCTGCCGAAACGACCGGGGCGAAGTCCTGTTCTGCTCGCCGGCAATCCCGGTTCCTAAGCCGGTGACCGCGGCCGACTTCTACCCCAAGAGTATTGGCGCTCCCAAGGCTAGAAAGCGCGGGAAGAAGAAGTCCAAGCGAACCAAGCGCACCAAGAGGAGCAAGCGATGAGCGCGAAGAAGAAGGCGAAGAAGCGGCTGCCGAAGCCGGCCCTGGCGTGGTGCGCACTCTACGACGGCAAGATCAAGCCGGGGTGGTGCTGCGCGCATCGTGAAACCACGGCTCGCTGGGCGCGCAACAACCCCGGTGGCGAGTTGGTCCGCGTCCGAATCACCCCGGTCGCCAAGCGGCGGAAGGGGGCCCCGCGATGACTGCACGCAAGCTCATCGAGTTCGGCGACTACCGAATCGTCCGTGTCCACGCAGGCTTCTCGGCGCTGGAGAAGAAGGACGGCTCCGACTGGCTCGGCATCGCCCGGTGGAAGTGCGCCGCCAAGGACAGCAAGTCGTGGAGGTGGATGACTGTCGAAGGTCAGAGCGACGAATGGGTCAAAGGCGAATGGGTCCGAGAGGTGCTGAACGAACTCGGCGACGCCATGATGCGCGAGAAGAAGCGCGGCCGTGGCAAGCGGAGGGCGCGATGACCACCCGCAAGCTGACGCCGGCCGAGGCGCTGGAGGTGTTCCGCGACTGGCGGGCAGTCGAGCGCGCGGACATGACGAGCACCGCGTTCTACGACAAGTGGGGCACGTTCGACAGCGCAGTGTCGGACGCCATCGCCGCGCTCGAAGAGGCGTTGTCGCAGCAGCAGAAGCCCGCCGCACCGCACGCCATGGAGCCATCGTGCGCCAAGTGCGGACACCCTAAGAGCAACCACCCGTTCAGGCATCCTTTCCAGCCGGTGATGCTCAGCCTTGGAGCGTCGCCAACCGCCGCGCCGGTGCCGAGCGACGAGGAGATCGTGAAGCAGCTTGAGTGGGCAAGGGCCGCAGAGCGCCATTCCGCAACGTGCACGCTGGTGGAGCTGCTCGCCCGCCGCATCGGGGTGCAGGGGGTGCCGAAGTGAACATCAGCCACGCCGTGTTCTCGCCGTGTCGGCGCTACCGCTACACGCTGTTCCGCGACCTCGGCATGCAGGGGCCACAACTGACCGTTGTGATGCTGAACCCGTCCACCGCGGATGCGGTCAAGGATGACCCGACGATCCGGCGGGTGATCGGCTTCGCTCGGAACGCTGGGTGCGGATCGGTCCAGGTGCTGAACCTGTTTGCCATCCGCGCGACCGACCCGCGTGAGATGCTGGCCGCTGACGATCCGGTCGGCCCCGAGAACGACGAGCACTTGGCCCGCGAACTGCGGATGGCGAAAGGCGATGGCCGATTCGTCCTTGCCGCTTGGGGCGCTCACGGAGGGCACATGTCCCGCGACTTCCATGTGATGCACAAGCTGGTCGATGGCGTCGAGTGGCGCTGCCTAGGCCGAACTCACCAAGGGCATCCGAGGCATCCGCTTTACGTCCCAACGATCCAGGCGATGGTTCCGCTGGCCAAGGAAACCCAATGAGCAACGACAACGACCCGAGAGACGAAGCCATGCGCGAGATCGAGGCGGCGCTGGCGCACTACGCAATGGCTTGCATCGACGAGATCGGCGACGGGACACCGGAGTGCTACGAACGCACCAATGCCGTCAAGGGCAAGCTGCTGGCCCTGATCCGCTCGAAGCTGCCGCAGCCCGACGCCGAGCACGAGCGGGCGGTGGAGGCGTGGCGAGACAGGGCCGGATGGTTCCGCGTCTGGAGCGAGACGCTAAAGGCGTGGCTCTACGACATCGACTGCGAGACATTCGACGAAGCCCTGCGCCTGATGCGCGCGAGGCCGGCAACTTGTAAAGACGGCTTACAGGTTCAGCGCGACAAGGCGGCGGCGGAACTGCTGCGGGCGGCTGACGAGCTGCTGCGCGACACCACACCCACCAACCGGGACTGCTTCGCCGTCTGCAACTACGTGGTCGACGACTTGCGGAACGCCATCGAGGCCGCCAAGCGCGCGAGGCCGGCAAGCGGCAAGGACGAGGCTGCGGGCGAGCTGCTGCGGGCGGCGAAGGAGGCGTGGCCATGGGTCTACGGGCATCCGAAGCAGTCGGACGAGCTGTGGCAAGCCATCGCCAAGGCCGAGCGCGCGGGGATCAAGTAGAACCACCACCATGCAACCCGACCCCACCAAGGCCGCCATCGACGCGGCATCCGCTGGCATCGTCGCCGCCGTCTACCACCGCCAGGCCGACTGGCTCCCGATGGCCCTCGTCGGCATCGACCTGTACCAGCTCAAGAAGGTGCTCGAGCACGAGGTCTCGGCGAGGCTGCGCGAGGTGCTGTCGGCGGAATGAGGAGGAATCTCCTCTCCTCCTCCTCCTCCTCACTCAAGCCAAGAAGTGGAGGGCGCCGCATCGACTTGTCACTCCGCGGGGGCAAGGGGCGGCAGCCCCCTCTGCTCGAGGGCGCGCGCTACGCAGCGGCCCTGTTCTGAGTAGGAGCCCCCTCGCGTTCGACGGCGCCAGCCTACAGGTCGGCCGAGGGTTGGACAAGTCCCCCCAGGGTCAGGCAACCCGGTTGCGGCGGGGCCGACCCGCCGCTACGCTACAGCGCCATGCACCAAACGGCATGGCCACACCCGCTGCGGGACACCGAGACCGACGCAGCCGCTGACCTCGCCGCTGGCATGGGCTGGCCGGAGCTCTGGCTGTGGGAGTGATCGGCTACACTGACGCCGGGGTGCCCTGCGGAACCTCGCACCCTCGCTGCACCATCCCCGACGAGATCGTGCTGGAGATCCGCGACCGGGCCGAGAACCGCCGCGAGGCAATCGCAGCCATCGCCGCCGACCTGCAGGCCCGCGACTACGTGGTCACCCGCCGGCAGGTCCACCGGATCGCCGTCTACGAGCAGCGCGCCGCCCTGCCGCACGAGTGGCGCCGGGAAAGCCCGCTACGGTGCGCCCGTCGAGCCCGCAGTCTGACCGTTGCCGGCCTCGCAGCTGCCGCTGGGGTGTCCCGCCACGCCCTGATGCGCGCTGAGCTGGGCAGGAGCGCTCCGAAGGCGGAGACGTTGCGGCGGATTGCTGAGGCCTTGGGGGTGGACACCGTGGTCCTGGGGGTGCGACGTGGCTAGGGCGCCCATCTACGACTGGCCCAAGGTCATGGACGAGGTGTGCTACTGGCTCGCCTCGGGGCGGACGATCCGCGACTACTGCCGGCAGGACGGGAAGCCGAGCGACGTGGCTCTCTACCAGCGGGTGGCCGTGGATCCCGACCTTGGTTCGCGCATCGCGCACGCACGCGCGCAGGGGGCCGACCGCATCGCCGAGGAAGCGCTCGCCATCGCCGACACGCCGCAGGAGGGCGTGACCATCACGGACGACAAGGACGGCCGCAAGGAGGTCCGCGAGGACATGCTCGGCCACCGCAAGCTGCAGGTGGAGACCAGGCTCAAGCTCCTGGCCAAGTGGAACTCCGGCCGCTACGGCGACAAGACGTCCGTGGAGCACAGCGGCACGATCGGCGACGGTCTGACCGACGAGCAGCGCACGCAGCGGCTGGCCGAGATCCTGAAGGCCGCCCGCGCTCGCAAGAAGCCGAAGTGAGCGACCCGCTGCAATCCGAGCTGCAGGACCTGCTTGGCGTGCTGACGCCTGCTGAGCTGCGCGAGGTCGACGGGCTCCTCAAGGCCGACATGGCACAGGTGCTGTGGCGTCCCGACCCGGACAACCTGCCGCAGCAGATGGCCTACGAGTCCACGGCCGACGTGGTGGGCTACGGCGGCGCGGCAGGCGGCGGCAAGACGGACCTCGCCATTGGGAAGGCGCTGACGCAGCACCGGGTGGTGCAGTTCTTCCGGCGCGAGGCGACCGAGCTCGGCGCCATCGTGGACCGCATCGCACAGATCGTCGGCAACCGGGATGGACTGCGCAGCCAGCCCTACTTCTGGCGCCAGCCCTCGCCGACGTGCGAGGCGATCGAGTTCGGCTCGGTGCCGCACCTTGGCGACGAGGCAAGCTACCAGGGCCGGCCGAAGGATCTGCTGGTGCTGGACGAGGCGGCCAACTTCCTTGAGCGCCAAGCCCGCTTCCTCATGGGCTGGGTGCGCTCGACCGACCCGAAGCAGCGGTGCCAGACCCTGCTGACGTTCAACCCGCCGACGAGCGCCGAGGGGCAGTGGGTCATCGCCTACTTCGCGCCGTGGCTGGACGACAAGCACCCGAACCCGGCAAAGTCGGGCGAGGTGCGGTGGTTCGCTGTGGCGCCGAACGGGTCCGACGTCGAGGTGCCTGACGGCCGCCCGTTCCGATGGTCGCCGGAAGGCGAGCGCGACTACGCGGTTCCGGCGAACCCTGGGCCTGCCGAGCTGGTCCACATCATCCGGCCGCAGTCTCGGACGTTCATCGCGGCACGTGTCTCGGACAACCGGCACCTCGCCGGAACTGGCTACGTGGGCACGCTGCAGGCCCTGCCTGAGCCGTTGCGGTCGCAGATGCTCCACGGCGACTTCCGCGCCGGCATGGAGGACCCGCCCTACCAGGTGATCCCCACGGCTTGGGTAGACGCGGCCATGGCCCGGTGGAAGCCCAAGGACGTCAAGGGCGAGATGCTGGGCATGGGCGTGGACGTCGCCATGGGCGGCAAGGACTCGACCGTCATCGCTCGCCGGCACGTGGACATGTGGTTCGACGTGCCACTGGCCTACCCCGGCAGTGCCTGCCCAGACGGGCCAACGATCAGCGGCCTCATCATTTCGGCCATGCGCGACCGGGCGCCCATCCACATCGACGCGTTCGGTGTCGGCGCGCAACCGTTCGCCTACCTGATGCAAGCCCAGCAGCAGGTGCGCGGCATCAACGTGGGCGACAAGGTGCCGGGCGAGACCGACCTGTCGGGCGCGATGGTGTTCTTCAACGAGCGCAGCAAGGAGTGGTGGCGCATGCGGGAGGCGCTGGACCCGGCCAACGAGACCGGTATTGCCCTGCCTCCCGATCGCCGGTTGCGTGCCGACCTGTGCGCCCCGTTGTGGAAGCCGGTGGGGAACGCGATCAAGGTCGAGAGCCGCGACGAGATCAAGGCGAGGCTTGGCCGATCGCCCGACTTCGCATCGGCCTACATCCTCGGGCTCATCAACACGCCGAAGCGGCCGGACCGCTACGACGTCATGGGCAACCCGATCCCGCGGCGCGAGTGGGGCAAGGGATTGGCGGCTGGCGCCGCTGAGTACAACCCGATCGCCGACTTCTGACCGGGACCATAGGTAGCGCAGCCGTGCAGACGCTGCGAAGGTGACCCACCGCGTCGAGCCCATCACGATCGAGGCGATGCGCGGCGCCGAAGCCGAGCCGCTGTTGCGCGCCCACTGGGAAGAGGTTGCGCGCCACAAGGACGTCATGCGGCTGTCCCCGGCGTGGGACAAGTACCAGCTCATGGAGCAGGCCGGGACGCTGTTCGCGCTCGGCGCCTTCGTCGGCCCCGCGCTGGTCGGCTACTCGCTCAACCTGATCGGCCCGCACCTGCATTACTCGGGGCTGATCTACGCGCAGAACGACGTGCTCTACGTCGTGCCGGAGTGCCGCAAGAGCCGTATCGGCCTGGACCTGATCTACGAGACCGAGCGCATCGCCAGGGAACGCGGCGCCGGGCTCATGGCGTGGCACGCCAAGGAGGGGACGGCGCTGGCCGGCCTGATGCCGCGACTCGGCTACGGCGTGCAGGACATCATCTACGCGAGGAAGCTCTGATGGCTCTCGGCATCGGTGCAACGGGGTGGCTGGCGATCTCTGCGATCGCTGGCGCTGGCGTGTCTGGCTACTCGGCAGCGTCGCAGGACGCGCAGGGCCGCAAGAGTCTCCGCAACCAACGGGCTGCCCAGGACGCGGCCGAAGCCCAGGCCGCCAAGCAGGAGCGGCAGGCCATGGAAGCGCAGCAGCGCGCGGCTCGCCAGACACCCGACCTGATGGCGACGTACGACCGGGAGCAGCGCAAGCTCGGCAGTGGCGCCCCTCCGCTGGCCAACGGTGGCCCGCTGTCGCTCGGCGGCAACTCGCTGCTGGGGGGCTGAGTGCAAGGTTCGCCCGAGACGCTGATCCAGGAGCTGAAGCGCCGCTACGAGGCGGCCAAGCAGCACCGCGGCCGGCTCCTCCCGCGCTGGCAGAAGGTCTCGCGCTACATCCTGCCGAACTCCGGCCGCTACTGGAACGAGGACCGCGACAAGGCCCGGCAGTTCGGCGACATCCTGGACAACACGGCGTCATGGGCGCACGGCGTTCTGGTCGGCGGCATCGCGGCCGGTGCCTTCCCCCAGTCGATGCCGTGGGTTGGCCTGCGCCTGCGTGACCCCGTGCTGGCCGAGGCTGGGATCGGGTCGGACTGGACCGACAGTGCCGCCGAGATCGTCATGGCGACCTTCGCGCAGGCGAACGTCTACCCGGCGCTTCGGCATGCCGTGTCCGAGATGGCCGCATTCGGCCCCGCCTGCCTCGTGGTCGAGGAACACGAGACGAAGGTGATCCGCATTCACCGCGTGACGGCTGGCCAGTTCGCGTTCGAGCGCGACCTCGACGGCAACGTCACCACGGTGTACCGCGAGATCCAGAGCACGGTCGGCGCGGTGGTCGAGGAGTTCGGCTACGACAACTGCCGGCAGGTGGTGAAGAACGCCTGGGACCAGAAGCGGTACAGCGAGGAGGTCGAGATCCTCCACGTCATCGACGAGCGGAAGCGCCGCAACCCGACGAAGCTGGACAACCGCAACATGCCGTGGCGGTCGGTCTACATCGACATGGCCTCGACGATCGACGAGCAGCCGCTCCGCGAGTCGGGCTACCCGTTCATGCCGGTGTTGGCCCCGCGCTGGGACGTGCAGGGCGACGACGTGTACGGCATCAGCCCAGCGCTCAAGGCGCTCGGCGACGTGTCGGGCCTGCAGCACAAGCACGTGCGCATGGGCGAGGCCATCGACAAGATGACCCGTCCGGCGACGCAGGGGCCTCCCGATCTGGAGGAGGTCTACACGATGCCGGGGCAGCACACCAAGACGACCGGTGCCGCCCGCATCGAGCCCTTGGCGCCGCCGACGCTGCCGATCCAGCACCTGTGGCAGCAGATCGTCGAAGGCGACCACATCCGCATCCGGCAGGCGTTCTTCACCGACTACTTCCAGGCGTTCCTGGGCGACACGCGCAGCGGCATCACGGCGCGCGAGATCCTGGCCCGGCAGCAGGAGAAGGTGTCTGGCGTCGGCCCGGTGCTCAACAACGTCGAGCACGAGCTGCTGCGCCCGCTGGTACAGGCAACGCTCTACTTCCTGGCGAAGCAGGGCAAGCTGCCGCCGGCACCGCCCGACATCGAGGGCCAGGAACTCCAGGTCGAGCTCGAAGCCCCGCTGTTCCGCGCCATGAAGGCCGAGCAGTCCCGCGGCACGATGCAGCTGCTTGAGATGCTGGCGCAGCTGGGCACGGTGCCGGGCTGGGACCACGTGCGCGATCGCGCCGACGTCGATGCCGCGGCCGACGAGTTGCGCGACACGTTTGGCGCCCCGTCCAGGGTGCTCAAGAGCGTGCGCGAGGTGCAGCCGGTGCGTGACGCTCGGGCGAAGGCGATCGCAGCGCAGCAGCAGGTGGCAGCCGCGCAGCAGATGGCGGCGACCACAAAGGACCTTGCTGCCTCCGAGGTGTCGCCGACGAACGCTCTCGGGCAGATCGCAGGCGGTGGTCAGTGACGCGTATCGGTGGCTCTGAGCGCGACCGCCGAATCCTGGCTGCGCGATCCGTGCCCAAGCTGGCTGAGCGCTCGCTTGCCGCTGACGCCGCGACCGTCGCCGACGAGTTGAACACCGTGACGCCGCGCGGGACCAGCATCACCGGTGGCGACTACCTGGCCCTGGTCGTGGACGGGCGCATCGAGCCGCTGACCGTCGACAACCTCTGTGCCTACCTGGAATCCCGCTACGTGCTGACCCCGATCCCATGATCGCCATGCCCGAACCTGCCATCGACATCGCCTCCCTCGTGGAACGCCTCGGCGGCTGGGGCGCCTTCCTGGTGTTCCTGTGGATCGGCTGGCGCCAGTTCATGGCGCTCGCCAACCAGTTCAGCACGGGCGTGCTCTCCAAGCTGGACGGCATCCGCGACGTCCTGAGCGGGCACGAGCGGCGCCTCGACCGCATCGACGACAAGCTCGACCAGATCGAGCAGGCGCAGACCAGCTACCACAACCAGAAGCACGCACGATGAACCGCAATGCTCCCCTCCTCGCCCTGCTGGCTCTCGCTGCTTGTGCTGGGCTTCCTCGTCCCACCACCCCTGCCGAGCGTGCCGACCTGTCGGAGATCCTGGCAACGATCGAGACGGGCCTCGACCTTGCCAAAGTCGACGGAAAGATCCCGGCCGATCACCACAAGAAGGCCATGCAGCAGGTGGATGGTCTGCGGAAGGAGGTCGCTGCATCGGCGACGACGCCAGTAACGGTATCCGACCTGTTCCGCCGTGCGCTGCGCATCGCGGCTGACTGGGCCATCACGCTGGACAAGTAGCGCATGGTCGACAGGGACTTCACCTTCGGCGCCATCACGGTGCGTCTCGGCAACTGCGCTACGTGGTGCGGGACCATGGTGCAGCCTGCCAGTGGCGCCGGCGTGCAGATCCTGAGCTACACGTTCGCCCCGGCCGGCGGCACCGCGTGGTCGGAGAAGAACCCCGAGCCGCGCGACCCTGGTGTGAGCGGCAGCGGTCTCGTCGCCGTCGGATCTTGGCTGCTGGCCCTTGACTCGCTGGTGGTGTTCTACAAGCGCCCCGGCGATACGGCCTACTCGCGGAACAACGACGCGCTGGCGATCGTGGTCGTGCCCTATGCGCTGGACCCCTCGGAGGACGCCAACATGGTGCGTCCGTCGGCGATCGGCAACCCGAACACCAACGCGACCATCGCCGCGCACCGGGCCGAGCAGCTGCGGTTCACCACGGGTACGGTGGAGGCGCTGCCCAGCATCATCGACCTGGACGTGCTGACGCCGGTAGCTGGCTGGCCAAGCTGGTCCAACTCGCGGCCGACCATGGCGGAGACGCTTGGCTGGTTCGCCGGGTTCAATGGCGAGTTGTGGGCCGGCGGCTACGATATGGCCGGGCAGACGCCTTCCCTCCAGAACCTTGGCTATGGGCGCACGGTCTCGGCGCGGACGCAGGAGGGCTTGCTCATGGCGCTGTCCAAGGAGGGGACGGCGGCGGACCGCAAGGAGCTGGCGCGCAGGCTGACGCAGTGGGGCGTCGACCTCTACGGGGCCTACGTCGAGGGGCGCGACGACAAGGTGGACGGCGGCCACTATCAGGGGCGCAAGGCTCTGGTGGTGTGGGCTGGGCACTTCCTTGAGCAGCCTTGGGTGGACGCGACCGCGACCTTCGGGAGCACGATCTTCCACGAGGACGAGCAGTACTACACGCAGGCGCCCAAGGCGTGGTCGTTCGCCGATCGGAGCTGGATCTACGGCTACAAGGGCAACAGCGACTTCCCGACCGACATTGACGCATCGGTGGCTTCGTGGGGCGCGCACTACCCCACCATGTTCTACCTCTGCGGCTACTTCGAGCACTGCTGCGGGACAAACATCGGGCAGGCCCTTGCCATGCGCTTGATCGGCCGCACCGCCGAGATGGGCGTGGCGCACGACGGGATGATGGCGCAATGGATGGCTGGGCCGGGGGCCACCAACCTTGCCGCGATCGACGCCATCGTGGTCACAGCCGTGAACCAGTTCACCGGGCAGGTCTACACCGGCCACCCGAGGAACATCGGGTGGGGCAAGTCGTTCAGCAACGACGGGCACGATCGCTTCGCGCAGGCTGCATGGACGGTCTACAGTAGCTACGTGGCGCCGGCTGGTGGGCCGGAGATCGAGGTCGCCGGCAACGGCAGCTCGGTCATCGACGGTGACTCGACGCCGACGGTGGTTGATGGCACCGACTTCGGGACAATCCAGCAGGGGCAGGCCACGGTCACGCGGTCCTTCGTCGTCACCAACATCGGCGACGCGGACCTGACGATCTCCAGCGTGACGGTGCCCACCGGGTTCACGAACACGGGGCCAAGCTCGGGGACCCTCGTTCCGGGCGGCGCCGCGGTGCTGACGGTCCGGCTTGACTCGGCCGTTGTGGGCACGAAGTCGGGCGACATCACCATCAGCAGCAACGACGCGAACGAAGGCACCTTCAACTTCGCCGTCACGGGCACGGTCAACGCACCGCCGACGTTCCCCAACATCCAGGTCACCGGCAACGGCGTGCTCATCGCCGACGGGGACGCGACGCCCTCCGCGACCGACGGCACCGACTTTGGCAACGTCACGCTATCGGGCTCGCAGGCGTCGCGGACGTTCTCGGTCAGCAACGCGGGCGACGCGCCGCTCCTCATCAGCAGCGTGGCGGTGCCGGCCGGGTTCACAATCACCACGCCGCTGCCGAGCTCGATCGCCGCCGGGGGGACCGCGCAGTTGGTCGTGCGCCTGGACGTGCTGACGCTTGGCTCCAAGACGGGGCAAGTGGTCATCAACAGCAACGACCCAGACACCGCGGTCTACATCTTCTCGATCTCGGGTGCCGTCGTGGCGCCTCCGACGATCCCCGACCTGAGCGTCGCCGGGATCACGAACGGGGCAGGTGCGCCAGCTGCCGGCGACAACCGGCACTTCGGTACGGTCGTCGAGGGCTCGGCGTCGTCGGAGTCCCGGACCTTCGTGCTGCTCAACACCGGCACCGGGGCGCTGACGGTAACCGGCGTCACCGTGCCTACGGGGTTCACCGTCACGACGCCGCCGGCAACCTCGATTGCCGCGGGCGGCTCGACGACGCTCGTTGTGCGCCTGACGCCGGCCACGCCCGGGGTGAAGTCCGGAAACGTCATCATCGCCTCGGACGACCCGCAGGAGCGCTCCTACGTGTTCGCCATCGAAGGCACGGTCACGGCGGGGGGCGGCGGCAACGCTCCCGCAAACCCTCGCTTCCTGGGTCGGGGGGACCTGTCCCCGACCACGAACCCACCGGGCCGCTCCCTTCGCCCTCGTCGCCGATGATCCGACTCCGCAACCATTCGACTTCGCCCTTCCGCGGCTGGATTCGCACCACGACGGACACGGAGCTATCCGCCCCGGTTTCGGTTGGCGCCGTCGAGATCGTCCCTTGCCGGCGCATCGGCCTCGACGTCCATGCGGTAGACGTGTGGTGCCACCTGAGCCCGAACGAGGCGCTCGAGCTGGACCTCGAACACGCTCAGCCGAGCAACTGGTGGCCGCCCCAAGCGCCTGCCGACCCGGTGGCGCACTTCGGCGGGGAGCCGATGCTCAACGGGGCGCCGATGCTGCTCGTCGGCTACGCGCAGGACGGGGCGGCTTGGAGAGCGCACTACGCGGTGCGTTTCGGGCGCATGTTCCTGTGCGACTTGTGGCTCCGGTGGTATCCCGACCAGCCGGCCATCGTCGAGGCCGAGTGCATGGTGACGTGCAGCAACGCCGACGTGCCGGACATGGGCGAGACGTTGCCAGACTTCCGGTTGACGTGGGGCGACTCGTGGCAGATCGGCGCGCTACCCAAGGCGGGCATGCGGTTCGCCGACGGGCAGGCTCGGGCGTTCCCACTGTCTTTCGTGTGGAAGCGGCACCTGCATACGGCGCTCGACTGGAGCACGGCCGGCGCCATCGTGACGCACAGCATCGGCGCCGTCGGCGTCTCCCGGCTTCTTCCCGGCGGAAACCCTACCCTGCCCGCTGACTTCAACCTGCCGGCGTGGGCCGCGCAGCACTGGCAGCGGTCCCAGGACATTCTGACGACGTGGGAGCATCCGCAGCTCGGCCCAACGGCCAACACCGCGCAGGCGGGCAACCAGGAGTGCCAGTGCTTCACGGGCGGCGAGCCGTTTGTCGATGGCGGCGCTGGTGCCGAGTTCGTTCGATGGTGCGCCGCGCTGGCCTACAGCGGCCACCCGTGCCACCACTACGAGAAGGACGGAACGGTGGTGGACCGCGACCGCCGGCCGGGCGTGCGCATGTTCCACAGCCGGCCGCACGAAACCGGCTCGGACCTGTTGGGCAAGCCGCGCTACCTGTCCAACGCTGGCGAGCGTGACGGCGAGACCGGAGGATGGAACGGCCCCGACGCGCAACACCTGTGGCTCAACACGTTGGCTGTCGCAGCACGGCTCAAGGACACGCCGGCCGTGCAGCGGATGCTGGAGTGCCAGGGTCGCAACTTCCTCATCCAGTTCACGACCACGCCCGGCTGGTCGACCTCGGCCATCTGGTCGGCGCGCGAGATCGGCCTCGTGAGCATGGCAGCCCTGGACCTGTGGCGGTCGCTGGAGGACCGGGGGCTCGCGGCCCGCGTCAAGGCGCACTTCAACGAGTGGCTGGAGCGCATCGTCCTGCCGCACATCGCCAAGTCGGGCCCGATGTGGCGCACCGAGACGGACTCGCCGAGCGTCGGCCCCGGCGAGTGGATTCAGCTCTGGCAGCACGGGATGGCCTACGGGCTCGACCTTGCCTGCGAGCACCTCTGCGAAGGCGAGTTGCAGCAGCGCGGCCGTGCGGCGGCCCTTGCCTGCGCCAAGATGGTGTTGGAGCGCGGCTGGGTTCGGCAAGGCGACAGGCTCGTCGAGTACGAGCAGCAGCGCGTGGACGGCACCGCCAAGACGCGGGGGGCTGACACCGGCACCTCGTTCGCCATCGCCTGGATGGCGCTCGCCCCTGCCACCGTCCTTCGCCACGAGTCCGGCAACGCACTGGCGCGCGAGGTCTGGCAGCAGATCGTCGCCGACGCCAACGGGGACGGCCGATGGCTGCCTCCCGAGGCGCTGCTGGTCCGCTGATCGCATCCGGCTGATCGGGCATCGCTTGTTCGGTCAGCCAGGCCCGTCTCGCCGGTCTTGGGAGAGAACGGCGGGGCGGGCCAACTCTCTCGCCTGAGACCATAGGTAGCGCGGCCGGTCACAGGCTTCGTTCCGTGGACATCGGAACCGAGCCGCTGGAGCTGCAGGAGCGCGACGAGCGCCTCGCGGAGTACCAGCGTCTGGAGCAAGAGACCTCGCGCCACGACCTGGCGACGGTCCTGTCCACGATCGAAGGCCGCCGCTTCGTCGACATGCTTCGCCGGGACACCGGCATCCGCGCCATGAGCTACGTGCCGGGCGCGAGCGAGCGAGACGTCTTCTTCAGCGAAGGCCGCCGCAGCATCGGGATCGACCTGGAAGCGCGGCTCCTCCACCCCGACCTGCTCGCCAAGTTCGAGCAACTGGAGAAGGAACACCGTGACCGCATCCGCGCCCGCAACGACTTCCTCGCCGGCCGCTGAGTCGCAGGCGGCCCCGGCCGCAGCGCCCACGACCACCGCAGCCGCGCCCGTCGCGCAGGCTACCGCCGCGCCCGCGGACAAGATGGTGACGAACGCCGCGCCTGCCGCACCAAAGGCGGAGGCACCGAAGGCCGAAGCGCCGAAGCAGGATGCGCCCAAGGCCGACAGCTACGCCGCGCGCCTGGAGGCGATCCGCAAGGGTGAGGCTTTGCCGGCGGACGCGGACATCGAACTCAAGGCGCCCGAGGGCGCTCCCGAGCACGTCGTCGGCATCGTCAAGGACGTTGCCAAGCTGACCGGGCTGCCGAAGGACAAGGCGCAGGCCGCGCTGGAGCACGTCCACCAGAGCCTGCAGAAGCAGCAGGCCGATTTCCAGGCCAAGCAGTCCGAGGACTGGGCGCGCGAGCTGTTCGAGGACCCGCAGTTCGGCGGACCCAAGGCGGAGAAGACCATCCGCGACAGCGAGGCGTTCATCGCCCGCTTCGTCCCCGAGGCACACCGCGCGCTCTACGCGGGCGCGATCCACCCGTCTCTGCGCATCGCCATGGCGATCGCGCACCAAGCGATCTCTCCCGACAAGTTCTTCGTGGCCAAGAACGGAACCGCCCCCAAGGCGGAAAGCGACTCCGAGCTTGCCAAGCAAATGTTCCCTCGGTCGCTCGGTCGCCAGGGATGAGGGGGTAAGCGAGAATGGCCGTCAACGGCAACGGGTACATCAACTTCGTCGACCAGTCGACGAACAAGATCAAGGGGCAGTTCGTCAAGCCGGCGGAGCTGCTGCATCAGCGCAACGACTGGATGCGGTACGCCCGCTTCCAGGAAGCCAACTCGGACACGTTCGAAGAGTTCGTTGTCCGCACCGGCCTTCCGGACGCCTACTTCGTCACGGTCGGCAAGGGCATCCCGATCAGCAAGAGCACCAGCGCCAAGATCCAGGAAGGATGGGCGCTGATCGAGCAGTCCTGCGAGATCCCTCGACACCTCGTCCGCGGCAGCGAGCTGGAAGAGACGCTCATGCGCGAGCGCGAGGCCGGCTTTGAGTCGGTCGCGCAGAAGGCCGCGCAGGCTGTCGTCTACGCCAACGGCTCGATCAATGACGACCAGTTCAACGGCTGGGCGGTGCGCTGCTCGTCGCTGTCCGCGGCGAACGCCAAGAACATCTTCAGCTGCGGCGGCTCGACGGCGAACGTGCAGACGAGCATCTACGCGGTGAAGTACATGGAGCGCGGGGCCTACTTCATCACGCCCCCGGGCATGGTGGCCGGCCTCTCCTCGGAGGACATGGGCCTTCAGCGCGCGACCGATTCCAGCGGCGTGCTCGACCTCTACCGGCAGGTCGTCAACATGGGCCTCGGCTTCGCGCTGCAGGATTGGCGCTGCCTCGGGCGCATCTGCAACATCGAGGTGTCGCACCTCAACGCGCTGTCGAACAACCAGGCGCCGACGAGCTTCCTCAACATCATCCACGGGATGCTGCACATGATCTCGCGCATGACGCGGCTGGGCGAAGGCCCGATCGTGTTCCACGCGCCGCAGGTCGCCTTCTCGGCGCTCGTGCGTCTCGCCACGGAGAAGAGCATCAACGGGCTGGGCTTCATCGAGCAGTCCGGCTCGCAGTTCGGCAAGCCCGGTTCGACCGAGCTGTCCTTCCACGGCAACCCCATCGTCCTGATGGACCAGATCCTCGAGACCGAGGCGGTGGTGAGCTGATGGTCAAGCACCAAGGCAGCATCGTGAGCTCGGCTCAGGCGGTCACTGCCACCGCCGTCTCGACCGACTCGATCGACCTTCTGAATGCGCGCGACATCGGCCAGGGGACCGCCACCCACGCCAACGTCGTCGCAATCACGTCGGTCACCGCAGTCGGCGCCGCCACGGTCACGATCGACGTGATCGTGGCCGACGATGCGGCGCTGACGAGCAACGTCGTGGTCCTGTGCAGCTCGCGTGCCTACACCAAGACGGAGCTCACCGTCGTGGGAGGCACCGGGACGCAGCGGACGCAGCCGATCTCGGTCCTGCTCCCGCCGACCCTGCACTCGCTCGGCAAGCGCTACCTCGGCGTGCGCTACACGATCACGAACGGCCCACTCACCGCCGGCACGTTCAACGCCTGGTTCGGCCCGAACCACTTTGGAGACGCTCTGAAGTTCTACCCCGCGGGGTACTGACATGGTGCAGAACCTCCAGACCAGGCTCTGCACCGATCTCGCGATCACCAGCGGGACGAGTCAGACCACCGACCAGTACCAACTGGGGGCCCTGACGCGCACGCGTCCCGGCCCCTACGGGCTCGCCACCGTGGAGGGAACGCGCGACATCGGGGTGGGCGCTCCGCTCTACCTGCGGTTCCGCATCACCGAGTCCTTCGACCAGCCGGCCAGCACGCTCGACGTGGTGCCGACGATCGCGAGCACCGTCGACATGACGGCGCCCATCTCGATCGAGCACTACCGGGCGCGCCTGTCCGGTGCGGCTCTGATTGCCGGGAGCACCTGGCACTTCCCGCTGCGCCCCTTGAGTGCGGCCGAGGTGCTCGACCCCGGCACCGGTGCTCCGATCTGGCCACTGCCGCTCGCCTTCATCGGCTGCAAGTTCATCGTGACCGGCACGGCGTTCGGATCGGGCAAGGTGACGTGCGACATCACGCCGCACGTGAGCCCGGACGCGATCGTCAACATCCTCGGCGCGACCATCCCGCCGAAGATGCCGCTTGCCGGCTGGTGACGGACACCCCTCAACTCCCATGAGCAAGCTCGTAGTCAAGAAGTCCAGCGCCTCCAACCAAGGCGAGATCCCCGTCCCGAAGCGTGTCGAGAAGGACGGGAAGGTCATGCTGGAACCGCGGAAGCGCGTGCTCCGGCCGCGACGAGATGCGTTTGTCGGCCTGCAGCTCCGTAAGGGGCCTACCGACGACATTCCCGTGGCGCCGACGTTCGTGTTCGAGGGAGATGAGGTGGTGTCGGTCTACCACCCCGAGACCAATCCTCTTGGCGTGTTCGAGCTCATCAGCGACACGCCCGCCGTGTGGGTTCGCCTGGACCCGACCCCGCCGCCCGCCAGTTCCTGAACGTCCTGGGGGCGCGGCGTCGCTGGCCCGCCCGCGCGGCTCCTGAGTAGGCCAGCTGCGCACCCATGACCGTCAACGTCACTTCCGGCCCAGGCATCGCAGCCTACGAGTCGACGCGCTACACGGCGTCGGTGAACGCGCAAACCGCGTGGGTGGCCGCGCAGACGCACGACATGCTCGTGCCGTCGCCGCACTGGACGCAGGCGACGCCGATCGAGCTGTCGTGGGTGAAGTGGAACGGCGACGAGACGGCCACGGTCTCGATCACGCGCATTGCGGGCGCCATCACGTCGGCCGTCGTCTACCCGAAGAACGTCGCCACGCAGGTCATCGTGGGCGGCATCCTCATCTTGACGGTGCCGACCAATACGCGGCTGCACATCGAAGTCGACAACGACCGAGCCAACGCCATCCTGGTGTTCTCGAACCCCACGGCCCGAGCGATCCCTGCCGGCGCGGTCTACTGGGACGACGTGGGCGTGAAGTCGGTTGCGGTCGACTCGGGCACCGACACGTTCACCAGCATCGGCCACGGGCTCGTCAACGGCCAGCGCGTCGGCTTCCGCACCGACGGCACCTACCCGACTGCCTCGGGCGGCGACTTGGCGCCCCACACGCACTACTACGTCGCCAACGTCACCACCGACACGTTCCAGTTGGAGCGCACCGTCGGCGGCGGCGTCATCAACCTGACCAGCAACGGCACCGGCACGCGCACGGTCTACATCACGGCATGGACGAGCACGACCAACGCACTGGCCTTCCCGCTTGGTGAGTGGCACTTCGGGCGCCTGTTTGGCCTTGCGGATGGCGTCAAGATCTTCCTGGAGCCCGAAGCCATCATCATCGGCAGCTTCGACCTGCGCGGCATCGGCGCCAGCGGCGGCTCGAACCCTGCGGTCATCAGCGGTGCCAGCATCTTCGGTCAGGGCGTGCACCTTGGCACGTTCGCAACGCACGCCGATTTGCAGCCGCTGCCAAACTTCGCGGCGTTCCTGCCCTACGCGATGTACCTCGGATACAGCGCGACGAGCGGTCAGGTCCACTGGGACAACGAGGTCCAGGGCATCACGATCGCGTCCATCCCGTTCTTCGCCAACTTCGAGGGCGTCTGCGAGTGGACAAACGTGTGCTCTATCAACCCTTGGTTCTTCGGGACGCTCTGCCCGCAGCCGTCGAGCAAGTCGGCGGCATACCCGGTTGGGCAGATGACGAACTGCTACAGCTACTCCGGCGACGATGTTCTGACGCTCGGGGAGCAAGTCGGAGGATTCTTCTGCGTCGTGCAAGGGTGCTTCCTTGCCACGGCGAACAACTCGTGCCTGCACTTCGGCTACTGGTCCGCCCCTGACGCGGGCACGTTCTGCTTCGTGTCCCAGTGCGACATGATGCACCTTGGCATCGCCGACAACGGCCCCGGCAGCACGACCTCCCCGAGCTTCGGCGGCAACAGCATCATGAAGTGCTGGACCGACGGCTACGAAGGCGAGGAAGCCTACGGCCGCTTCGACGTGTTCGTGCAGGACTGCCGAGTGTGGGGCACGCACGCGAGCCGGCTGGTGACGCTGCTGAACAAGGCGTACCCCTACACCGCGTTCGGGGACGAGTCGCACGACCAGAAGGGTCAAGCCGCACGGTTCCTGTTCAAGAACATCACCGTGGAGTCCGTCCCCGGGCAGCTCTCGGCGATCGAAGGGCTCGACTGGCTCAACACGCCGCACAGCGTCGCGTTTCGGGGCGTCACGATCGGGGGCGAGCCGCTCCTGGCGAGCAACTTCGCCGACTACTTCACCTGGAACGCCTTCCCCTACTTCCTCACCGTCGAGGGTCAAACCGTGGTCACCGCCGTCGAAATCTGCAACCGTGCGCTCGGCCTGATCGGCGAGAGTCCTTTCGTCACCAGCATCGCGCCGCCAGACGACACCAGGGCCGCGAAGCTCTGCGCCAAGTACTTCGCCGCGGCGTTTGAGGAGGTCACGCAGGGGCACGAGTGGGCGTGGGCTACGAAGCGCGCGGCGCTGGTCGAGGTCGCGAGCGCCGGCAACGACACGTGGCAGTACTGCTACCAGATCCCGGCCGGCATGCTGCAGGCGATCGAGGTCGTTCCCAAGGGTGCGCCCGACGGCTACCGGGACGCCAAGGGCGAGCGTATCAAGTTCCGCGTCGAGCTCGGGACGCAGACCGTCAAGCGGGTCTGGACGAACCTTGCCGACGCGTGGCTGCGCTACACGGTCTACGTCACAGACGTCAACCAGCTCGACCCGTTCGCGCAGGAAGCCCTGGTCATGAACCTGGCCGGCAAGCTCGCGGCTGCGCTGATGCAGGGCAAGGAGGGTCAGTCGGCGATGCAGCAGTACCTGCAGATGGCGCAGTACCACATCGGCCGGGCCCGCGCCAACGACGGCAACCAGCGCATCCTGACCCCTGAGTCGAAGGTCTCCTGGCTGGGCGAGGGGCGCGAGTAATGACGCGCACGATCCAACAGAGCTATGGCGGCGGCAGGATGTCACCGGACATGCTGGGCCGGCCCGAGGACGTTCGCGTCAGGTCGGGGCTCGCCGAGGCCACAAACGTGCGGACCACCACCAGCGGCGCCTTCGAGTCGCGCACGGGGTTCCAGTTCCTGGCGGCGCTGTCGGCATCGCGGCGCAGCATCGTCCGGCCGTTTGTCAGCTCGCCAACCGATGCCGTTGCGGTGGTAGTGACCGGCTGGGACGGCAACCCGTCGAACTACGGGACGATGCGCTTCGTGGTCGGTGGCGTGCTGCTGCCCACCGGGTCGCGGCCTGCCTACTGGAAGCAGTCCGGGAGCATGGTCTGGACGATCTCGCCGCTCTCGGCCGGCACCGTCATCCGCGTCACGGTCTCGACGCACGGGTTCACCGGGAACGAGCCGGTTCGGTTCACCACGTCGGGAGCGCTCCCCGGGCCTCTCGCGGTCGGCGTCACCTACTACGTCCGCACCATCGTCGACGCCAACAACTTCACGCTGTCCTACACGCCCGGCGGCGCCGAGATCCCGTACGACGCCATCACCTCGCCGTCGGGCACGCCGGTCGTCCATCGCCGCTACTCGCAGGGCGACGTGGTGTCCAACAGCGGCACAACCTACACCGCACTGGTAGACGTCAGCGCCGTCGAGCCGGGTGTCACGGGCGGGTGGGCATCGTCCTGGTACGCGCAGGGCGGGACCTACTTTGAGGTGCCGCACCAGTACGCAGACGCGCACCTCGCCGACCTGGACATGAGCAGCCAGGAAGGTGCCACCCTGACGATCGCGCACCAGGGCTATCCGATGCGCGAACTCGTGCGCGAGTCGGCGACCTTCTGGCGCCTGCGAACGATCGTGTTCGGAGCGGTCATCCCGGCGCCACAGTGGAACCCGGTTACCGGGGTGGTCTCGACGCCGGGGGAGGTCTACAACGTCACCGCCGCGGCCAACGGCGGAGCGCCGTCGCGGCTCATCCTCGACGTCCCGACGCCGCATCCGTACGCGGTTGGCGAGATCATCTACGTTGCCGGGATCACCGGCATCAGCGGCGTGGCCGACGGCTTCTACGTCGTGGGCGCCAAGAACGCCAGCAGCACGACGGTGGACCTGAAGCTGGTCAACGGCGGGACGTGGTTCGCAGCGGGGGTGGGGTCCTACCCGGGCACCGGAGGAACGATCCGCGCCGCGTCGCCGTCGAGCATCATCACCAACTTCTACTTGCTTACCTCGGTCGACGCCGACAACCGGGAGTCGATCAACGGCCCGGGCTTGGCGGCCGTGAACAACCTGGAGGTCCTGGGCAGCTACAACACGCTGAACTGGCTGGCGGTGAGTGGGGCGGCCTACTACCGGGTCTACCGATTCGAGAATGGCACGTACGAGCTGCTGGGCGAGACCTCGACCACAACGTTCCGGGACGACGGCGACGCGACCGATCCAGCGCTGACGGTGCCGTTCCAGGACTCGACCATCAACGGGTCAACGAGCGACTACCCGGGTGCGGCAGCGCTGTTCGAGGGGCGACGCTGGCCGGTGTCGACGCTGGCCAAGCCGCTCGGTGTGTGGGCCACGCGGTCGGGCACGTCGAGCGACATGACGACGCACCAGACGCCGCTGCCTGACGACCGGCTCTCGTTCGTGGTCAAGTCGCAGTCGAGCACCATCAACCACGCGGTCCCGCAGAGCCAGACGCTTCTCCTGCTGACCGACGCCGAGGAGATCCGAGTCGCCGCGCTGGAGTCCGGCGCCCTGACCGCGACCGACCAGATCCCGGCGCGCACGATCACCAGGAACGGCAGCACGAAGCGGCGGCCGGCGACCAACGGCAGTACGGTCGTGTTCGAGAACCGCGGCGGGCGGGTGCTCGAGCTCGGCTTCCGGTCCGATACCGGGTGGTCGGTGCAGAGCCTCTCGGAGCGCTGCGGCGACTGGTTCGACGGCTACAACCTGGCCGACGGCATCGCGGTCCAGCGCGCGCCCATCCCGACGCTGTGGATGGTGCAGGGCGACGGCCGGCTCCTGGGCCTCACCTACGCGCCCGAGGAGGCCGTGGCGGGCTGGCACGAGCACACGACCGACGGCAGCTTCGAGTCGGTCTGTGTTGTCCCCGAGGGCCGCGAGGACATCGTGTACGCCGTCATTCAACGGACGATCAACGGCAGCTCCGTCCGCTACCTGGAGCGCATGGCCGAGCGCTACTACGCGACGCTGGCTGACCGCCGGTTCCTGGACTCGTTCGGGACCTTCGACGGAACCAACACCGGCGCCGCGACCCTGACGCTCACCGGGGGCACCAACTGGCTGGCTGGCGAGACGATCACGCTCACCGCTTCGGCGTCCACGTTCGCCTACCCGGCCACCACGGACAAGGGCGACCAGATCAAGTGGCTTGGCCTCTACCGGGTCAAGATCACGGCGACCAGTAGCGCCACCGTGGCTACGGGCGTCATCCTCGACTCGTTCGCCTCGGCGCCGGCCGCCCCCTCGACGGTGTGGGCGTGGGGCCGCGACACGATCTCCGGGCTGGGGCACCTGGAGGGAAAGCAGGTCCAGATCGTCGCCGATGGCGTGGCGCTGCAGCCGCAGATGGTGGTCAGCGGGGCGGTCACGCTGCGCACCCGGGCTGCGATCGGCTCGCCGTCGGCCGTGACGGTCGGGTTCAAGGTCCACGTGGGCCTTGGCTACACCGCGGAGGCAGTGACGATGCCGCCGGCCATCCCGGTTGACGGTCTCGGGCACGGACGACGCGGCAGCGTGACGCACGCAAGCATCCGCATGCGCCGGTCTGCGCCGTTCCGCGTCGGCCCGCTCGGCGGCGTCGCGCAGTCGCTCAACTTGGTGCAGGAGGCCGACGACTTCACCGGCGTCTCGCGCGAGCTGGTGGAGGGTGAGTGGTCTTCCGACAAGCAGATCAGGATGGTGCAAACCGACCCGCTTCCGATGGTCGTGACCGGCGCCGTCTACACCGTGACGTGGGGAGGATGAACGTGTACGCATCGTTCGCTGGCGAAGATCCGTTCGGCATTGGCTCGGCCCTGGGCGGCGCGTTCGGGGCCGGCTTCGGTGGTGGTGGCGGCATCGGCGGCGGTCTCGGCGCTGGCGCTGGGTCGCTGTCCCCGCTGACCGCTCCGGGCCGCAACGAGCTGCTGGGCATCGGGGCTGTCTCGGCGGCGGCCGGCGCTGTCCTGGGCACGATCGGGGCGTTCTCGGCGGCGCGGAACAGCAAGACTCAAGCGAAGTCCGCGGCGATGGCGGCCGACTTCCAAGCGTCGATGGCGGCCCGCAACGCGCGTATGGCCGAGATGGACGCGCAGTCCGAGCGCGACGCCGGCAGGAAGCAGCTGCAGATGCTGGGCATGCAATACGAGCAGGCGGCCGGGGCTCAACGGGTGGCGCAAGCCGCATCCGGGACCACCGGCACCAGCTACGACGAGGCCAGGGCGGCGCTGCGGCTGGCCAAGCGCCTCGACGCTCTCACGATCCGCCAGAACACGGCCCGCGGCGTGACCGCCCGGCTGACGCAGGCGACCAACGCGCGAAACGCAGCTTCCATGGGCCGCGTCTCGGCCGCCAACCTGCGCGCCACCGCCGGAAGCATCAACCCAGGAATCCCGACCTTCGCCGCGTTGCTTGAGGGCGCCGCTCGATCTGCCGGACCCGCCTACGCCTACTCCCGCAGCTGACCATGCGAATCCCGGTTCCCACCGTCCCCGTCTCCACGCAGTCCGTGGGCCAGTTCTCGGCGCCGAACGTGGTGCCGATGCAGGACGCCACCGGCCCGCAGCTGCAGAACCTGGGGCAGTCGCTCCAGTCGGCTGGCAAAGCGGCCACGCGCATCGGCGCCGACGTCCAGGCGGAACTCGACCAGGGGTTCCTGATGGAAGCCGATGCCATCGCCTCGGAGGAGGTGCGGAAGCACGTCGGCGAACTGCGGCAGAAGGCGGGGCTGGACGCGATCGAGTCCTTCGAGCCGCTGCACCGGACGCTCAAGGACCGGCTGTTCAACCTGCGCGACTCGGCCCGGTCCACGCAGCAGCGGCGAGCGGTCGACCGGCTCCTGGCGCAGCGGTTCAGCGACGCGAGCGACGCCATGGTCTCACACCGCGACCGAGCGGCCCGCGACCACGCAATCGGCGGTGCTGAGGCAAGCCGGCTGGCGGCGGTGAACGACTACCACGCCGCGATCGGCAACCCCGAGGACATGGAGCTCGCTCGGCAGATCGCGCTGGACCGAACGGCCGAGCTTTCCCGGCTTCGCGGCGAGGATGGCGACATGGCCCGGCTGGCGATGTTGGACACCACGACGCGGCTGCACCTGGGCGCCACGTCGTCGCTGTTGCAGGCTGGCCGGTCGGGCGACGCGGAAGCCTACTTGGCGCAGTGGAAGGGCGAGATGGGCGCCGAGGACTACGCCAAGGCCAAGGCCACTACCCGCGCTGCCGTGATCGAGGACATGGCCC